AATTAAAATATTAAAATAATAAAATCACAAATATGTAATGGAAAACATAGACTTGAACATAGAAAATTATAGTTTAGAAGATGTCTTAAATTTATTTAAGATAAACCATGATTTCGGCGAGGAAGAGTTAAAGCAAGCTAAAAGAATGGCTTTAAAAACACATCCGGATAAAAGTGGATTGGGTAAAGATATTTTTATTTTTTTTGGAAAGGCGTATAATTTAATATTGGATGTGTATAATTTTAAAAATAAAACAGAGAAGAAGGTAAAAAATGTAGAATATAATAAGGATGATATTGATAATGAAGAACGGAATATAGATCTTCTTAAAAAAAGATTAAATGGGAAATCTACTGATGATTTTAATAGCTGGTTTAACACGTTATTTGAACAATCGCATGAAAATAAAAAACAAGTTGGTTATGGTGATTGGTTAAAATCAGATGACGATTTAAATAATATAAAAGCGAAAAACATGAATGAATTTAATAGAATTTTTAAAAAGAAAAAACAAGAAGGGAGAGAATTAATTTTACATCAGAAAGTCAATGAACTAGTATTTACTGGTGGAGGTTCAATGATAGATGATAGTGAAAGTGTTTATTCGTCAGATGTATTTAGTAAATTGAAATATGAAGATTTAAAAAGGGCTCATGTAGAAACGGTTGTTCCTGTAACGGAAGAAGATTTTACATCGAAAAAGCGCTTTGATTCAGTTGAAAAGTATATTCGGTACAGAGACAGTCAAAAGGGAAATCCGTTGGCAATGGATAAATCAAAAAACATATTACACGATAAAAGTCTTCAAAATGAAAAATTAAGTTCTCAAAGAGCATACAATTTGCTACAAGAAGACCGGGTAATGAAAGAAAGAAATAAAAGCTGGTGGAAGAACTTAAAATTATTAAATGGTTAGTAAAAAAATATTTAATTAATATATATAATGAGATTACAAAAATTATTTGTGGCATTTATATTAATAACAACATTGGGAATTTTTTATGATAAATATAGAGAAAAATATGACCCCGACCCAGAAAAATTACAATTTGATTTAGTTCAAGAGCATTTATTGGAGAATAATGGCGACTTAAATTTAATTAAAAAGCCGATATTATGGATTCACGTAGATTATGATAAAAATAGCAGACAATGGGGAAGTTTTTATTCCAGAACAAGCAATAATTTAAATCAACCATATTTAAATATGTGTGTTGAAACAATAATAAAACATTGTGGAGACAGTTTTAACATTTGTTTAATTAATGATGATTCATTTTTTAAATTATTAAATAATTGGACAATTGATTTAGATAAATTACCAAATCCTTTAAAAAATAGAACAAGGTTTTTAGGTATGTTGAAACTTCTCGAAAAATATGGAGGTGTTGTTATGCCAAATAGTATGTTGATGATGAAAGATTTTATAGAGTGTCATAAAAAATACTTAGGAGTGAATGGTGCTTATGTTGGTGAATTTATTTCTAGAAATGTTACGTCAACACATAAAAGAACATTACCAAGTCATAAATTAATAGCATGTGAAAAAAATAATAAAATAATAAAGGATTTGTGTGGTTACATGGAAGTATTACTATCAACAGATACGACGTCTGAGGTAGAATTTGATGGTAAAATAGATAGAATGTTATTTAAACACGTAAATTCAAGTAGTATTAACCTTATACCTGCTAGAAAATTAGGAATGAAGACACAGGATGGTTACGATATTTTAGTAGATGACTTACTTCAAAACACAAAAATAAATTTTGATAAAAATATGGTGGGGATATATTTACCAAAAGAAGAGTTATTAAAAAGAATAAAATATAAATGGTTTTTAAAATCAAGTAAAATGCAAGTATTAACGGCAAAAACAATTATTTCATCTAAATTTACGGAAAGTTATAACTAATTGAAAATAATATTATTAGAAATATCTACTACGCTATTTGGCTGTGAAACAATGTTATTTGACTGTTGGTCGATATTATTTAAATAAATATTGTAATTAATATTATACTTTGATTTATTGTATAATATTTTCGATGAATATTTAATAGAAAGACTAGTACATAGTTGCCTTAATATAGTTAAGAAATTTTTATAATTCATAGCCCTTTTTATATAAAAAAGCTTAGATTTATGGTAACATGATTTTAACTTTTCAATTAATTCGGTAATTTTATTATCATATATTGCCTTTTTATATGAAACCAATGAAAAATTATACTCGTTATTTTTTATTTTAGTGGAATATTTAATGATAAATTGTGAAAAATAGTTGCCATCAATATTATATTTGAATAATTGACTCATCGATATAATAATATTTTTGTATATTTTTTAATTAACATTTTTCTTTAATATTCCTTTTAATTAACATTTTTCTTTAATATTCCTTTTAATTAACATTTTTAATTATTTCATTGGTAAAAAACACTAGTTCTATTTCATCTTCATGTATTGTATAAAAAATTTCAATATATTTACAAATATATTTCAAAATAATATATTTGTTATCTTCCTCAATAATATCGGTAATTTTAATAAAATGAAAATAGTTATCTAAAATATCCAATACGGAATATCCCTTTTTATAAATATTTAAAATAGTTGAAATTGATTTTTTGTAATCTTTTTCTTTAAACCATCTAATAGTATACTTTTCAAATTCAAAAAAACTTATATTTGTACAAATATTTTTGGCAATATTTATATCAATATGTTTATTATATAATTTAAATTTTTCAAGACAGTTAATCATTTGGTTTATGGAATTATTACAAATATTAAATAAAAATGTTTTTGCTTCTGGTGTTACATGGATATCTTCTTCATCAACAATTTTTTTGTATAGTAAATTTAGATGAATTGTAGATATATTCTTAAGCTTAATAATGATTGACCGAGATTGTATATTATCAATAACCTTTTGATTATTAGAAGATGAAATGATAAAATTGACATTTTTTTTGTATTTATCCATACAATTTCTAAATACTTGTTGGCTTTGTTCATTAATAAAATCAATATCATCGAGAATAATAAACTTTTTTTTGCCGGATATAGAACTACATGTTTGACAAAAAGTTTTTAAATTATTACGGTAATACTGTATTCCTTGGTCTTTTAAATTATTTATAAAAAGGACGTTATCCCTTGGTATTTTATATGTATTGTAATATTCTCGTATTGTTGCCATGATTAACGAAGTTTTTCCAACACCGGGGTTACCTAAAAATAAAATATTAAGATTGTCCATTTTCTGTAAAGTATTTAAAATTTTGATATATTCATCTTCAATATAAAAATCTTTATAATATTTTGGATTATATTTCTTTAAAAATGATTCTATCATAATAATAATAATATTCGTAATTTTATATTTAAGTTAATCTAAACAATAATAAATATAAATATGAACATGTATGATATTTTAGGTATTGATAAAAATGCTTCAAAGGAAACCATTAAAAAGGCATATAGGAAGGCTTCTTTTAAACATCATCCAGACCGAGGTGGAGATTCTGAAGAATGTAAGAAAATAAATAGAGCTTATGAAATACTTAGTGATCCAATTAAAAAGCGGGAACATGATATGAAAATAAATAGCCCATTTTATAACAATACAGATACAATGTTTAGAAATGATAATAATATGAACGAGGGTGTTCCAGATTTTTTCAAAATGTTTTTTGGTGGTGGTGGACCAATAGACTTGGCTTCAATGGCGGGTGTCCATGGTCCGGGTGGAGTTAATGGTCATCCAAATATACATTTATTTAGAAATGGAAAACCTGTATTTAGAAGACAAATGAAACCAACGGCGATAACTAAAACAATAAATATAAAATTAGTAGATGCGTATAATGGTATTAATCTACCTTTAGAGATAGAGAGATGGATTGTTGTTAATAATATGAAAAAAGTGGAAAAAGAAACAATATATGTAGACATACCAAAAGGTATAGATAATAATGAAATAATAATGATTGAAGGTAAAGGGAACGTGTCAGACAATGGTTTACAAGGAGATGTAAAGGTATTTATAAAAATAGAACCAAATAAGAGTTTTGAAAGAAGGGGTTTAGACTTAATTGTAAATAAAGAAATATCATTGAAAGATTCCTTGACGGGTTTTAAATTTGAGATAGAACATTTAAATGGTAAAACATATGCTATAAATAATACTGATGGTAAAATAATGGAGCCGGGCGATAAAAGTATAATTGATGGGATGGGTATGTTTAGAAATAATAGAAAGGGGCGTTTAATAATTGTATTCCATATTCATTTTCCAAAAAAAATATCAAAAGAGCAAAAAGAAAAATTAAGAGAAATTTTATAAATTTTATAAATTTTCCAAAATTTTAAAAATAAATTCTAATGTTATATTATAATGACAAATTGTGCATCAAACGCAGCATTAGTAGGAGGTCGCCGGCGGAGACGCCGCTCTTCCAAGAAGAGAAAAACCACAGCCACTCGCAAAAAGAGAAGAAAGAGCCGTTCTGCGCGTAAAACCAAGCGTCCCCGCCGTCGCCGCCGCCGTCGCCGCAAAAAGTAATTAATATATAAAAACATTTAGCTATATTTTTATATATGTCAAGTAAACCACCGAAGTTAGTTAGACAACCCGCGAACAAGACGTTGTATATAGAAACACATGGATTGGCCTCATATTTAAGAAATTTCAATCATATGGGTAGGGTGATATCAATCAATAGGAAGAAAAGGTTAGCAAATATAGGCAAAACATTATTAAGGAATCATATTAAGGAATCATTTTAAGGAATCATTTTAAATAATTATTCATATTACGATATTTTAAAAATATTGTAATATTTACGATACGCGTTTAGTAGCAATATCAGCAGATACAACATAAATAGAGTTTTCAGTGATAATAATAAATTCAGTTTCAACTTTGTAAATTTTAGTAATAGGGCTGGTATATTCATCGGCACTCTTTACCAAAAGTTTTTCACCACTCTCTCTTACACCAATGAGGACCTTTTTATCACATGAATCTGTCCAATAATCAAACATAATGGGTTTGTCTTCAACAATGCTTAGTTTAGCACAATGTTGTAATGTAACGCCTTGTGGTAATTTATAATTTTCAGAAGTGGAAGAATTTTCAATAGTCTCTTCGGACATTTATATAAATTTTATTTAAAAATTCTTTAAATACTTATTTATTAATCTAATAAATAAGTATTTAACATTAAAAATAAGATTAAATATTAAAAATAAAATAAGATTAAACATAAATGAAAGAAGAGAAAAATAGAAATATAATGAATAAAAATAATTATAACACTAAAATGAAGGGCGATAGTGTGGTTATTTTTGAGTATGTGAAAATATTACATGAATATTTATCACATATTATTGAACATAAAAAGATAAAAAATGATGTTCATTATTTATTTATATTAAATAGAGGGTATAGTCTTTTAAGGAATATATTCCTATTTATGATTTTGTATACTAATAATTTGGATTTGGTTTCATTTCACTTAAGAAAAAGTTATTTATATTATACGGAATTCATAGGACAAATAGGAGAAGATAGTAATTCATATTTACAATTAAATTCAAAAGATGCTTGTTTATTTGTTTATAAAAAGACTGTATACGAAATAAATGAAGAATTTAGAAAATCATTCGAATTGAAAGAAAAAAATGTGAATAAAATAGAATTATTTAAGAGAAAGGTAATGTTGATAGATGAAATAGAACAATTATTATTAGAAAAATTTATAGATGAAAATGAAGAATATAACTGGTTGACTAAATTAAGAATTAATATTGTTAAAATAATGGAAGAAATATGTAATTTAAATATTAAAGATTTGAAAAATAAAAATAAATTTGAAAAAATACAAATATTTTTAGATATAATTAAAATTAAAGACCCATCGGTTGAAAAAACAATATCTTTGATTTATAATTTTATAAAAAAAATAAATAAAAATACCATCACAAAAAATAAAATAAATAATGATCTACTTTTAAAGAAAAATAATTTTGATAATATGAGTTCAATAAAAATTATAAATAAACTATTCGATAAATGAAACTATTCGTTTTCTGTATTTCTTCTCTTTTTTTTTTCTAAATACCTCTTTATCATTTGCCCTAATTCTATCGCATTCTTTTGTTAATAACTTTACTATAAAACCATATACCGTATTTAATGTATCTTCATCACAATTACCAACAACCAAAACACTACCTGTTCTAAAAACCATAAATGATATAACACGACATACATTATTCGGATTTTTCTTATTTAAATCACACTTATTTTTACAATTACAGACTCCGGTATGTTTATTATTTATATTGTAAAAATATTTACATTGAATACCCGGATAAGAACACGAATCAAAAAGCGAATGAATACCATATTCAAATTTCAATATATTGTATAGAATGTCTCGATTAATATAGTAATTACATGAAAAGTTAGAATTGATTAAAACGGTAGATAGTTTACTCTCAATATGTTTAACATTTAAATTTGAAATAGAATTAATAAAGTTTGTTAGGATATTTACAGCAATAAAAAGTGTTTCAATGTCTTTTATTCCGGGAATTTCTAATTTACCAGTATTAAATAATTTAACATTGATCTCTTTAAACACGCCTTTATGAAAAATCCTAACAATGACGGCAAAACAGTTATAAAAAGCACTTTTCTTCTTCTTTCTAAAATTAATTAAGTCTTTTTTCGAAATTCCCACTATTATTTTTCTAATATCTTTAAATCTTTTTACAGCGCCCGTAACATTATCGATTTTTGAAATAATATCCACTTGAATATTATTTGTGTTTTTTATTTTCTCTTCTAGTATATCAACTTCTTCTTGAGTGTTGGAGTTTATTTTAATTATTTTTTTAATAATACCTTCTTTTGGTGTATAATATTCAATAGTGGGTAAATTCCAAAAAATTTCTTCAAGTGGTATTGTTTTGTTTAAAAACCCAATCTTTGTTTGCGTTGAAATGTATAATGGTAAGCATTTTGGTAAAAAGATTGTCTTTTTTTTTGACGCAGTATTGATATTATTTGGGTCTGGAGAATTTTTCATGAAATTTTCCCATTCTAAATTTAACTCTGTCATTCCTTTAAATAGTAAGATTAATTATTTAAGTTTATTATTTAAATAAATTATTGATATCAATTTAAATAATAAAAAATATTTAGGAAAAACAAATTTTTTTTTGACCAATTATGTATTTATTTTTTTCTTCTATTATTAAAATGGAGAATTATACCAAACGTAAAATGGAAAAATCATTAATTAGTAAAATATTAGATGAATACGAACTAAAACAAAATAACTTTAACCCACACAAACCATCTCCAAACAGATTTATGAATAAACTTAAGATGAGGATGAAATTATATTATAAAGAACAATACAATTCATATGTTCCTTCGACAAAATAATCGAATGTAATAGTATCTTTATTTGTTTTACAGTGTATTATGGTCTGAAAAAAGTTTATCCAATCTTTATTTAAAGTGTAGTATTTATTATTGATATGATAATCTATGAATTTTGCTATAAAAGACTTTATAGATATATTATTTTCAGTACAATAATTTTTAATATACATTGATATCAGTTTTGTTTTAGTTTTTTTATTTTTGAACATTAATATTAATTTTTCCCATGTTTTCGTTGTTATAATATTATTAATACAAATATTATTATGATTTGTTTGGATATAATTTATCATACTTCTGATATCAGAATTAAATTTAATTTGAATATGTCTTAGGTGTGTATCTGTCATTTTTATTTTTTCTTTTATGGAAATATTTTTTAAAAAATGAAAAATGTCTTTTTCTGGTAAATTGCTGAAACATAATTTGATAAATTCGTTTTGTAATGATTTATCAATTTTACTTATATAATTACATATTAAACAAAAACGTATTTTGGTAGAATGTTGTTGTATTAAATAACGTAAAGCTTGTTGGGCGTTTTTTGTCATATAATCAACTTCATCCAAAATAACAAATTTAACGCCATTTCCAAAAATAGATTTTGTATTTACAAATTGATTGATTTGATTTCTGATGATATCTATACCTCTATCATCAGAAGCATTTAAATGTATAACACTTCTTAAATGTTGTTTATAAACATTATTATATTTCTTTATTAAATTTATTATGGTAGTTGTTTTGCCTGTACCCGGTGGTCCATACAAAAGCAAATTAGGAAAGTGGTTTTTTTCAATTATATTTTTTAATAAAATACGATTATCATATTCAAGAACTATATCATCAAAATTAGTTGGCCTGTATTTTTCAACCCACGGTTTACAATCCATGATATAATTATTATTAATAATTATTTAATACAAAAATATTTAATAACTTTTAAAAATAACTTTGAATAAATAATAAAGATAAATTTTATAGTTATTAAAATGGCATTTCATTTAGATACTGGATACTTGAAGGTTATTTTAGGTAGTATGTTTTCAGGAAAAACAACCGAATTAATTCGCGAATACAAACGTTTTACGTCGTGTGGGTATGAGTGTTTATTTATAAACCATGAATTAGATAAAAGATATAATTCAAACGATAAACAAACAGCTACACACGACGGAAATTACATTAACAGTTTAAACATTGGTAGCAAATTATTTGATTTTTTTACGAAAGAAAGTTTCCTATCTAGATATGATGTTATATTTATTAACGAGGGTCAGTTTTTTGATGATTTATACGAATTTGTGGACTACGCTGTGAATAAGAAAAACAAACGCGTTTATGTTTGTGGTCTAGACGGGGATTTTAAAAGAAAGAAATTTGGGGCATTATTGGATATTATACCATTATGCGATGACCTGGTGAAAATAAAAGCAATATGTAAAGGTTGTACTTTTAAAGAGGGTATATTTACATTTAGATTATCAAATGAAAAAGAACAAACTGTTATCGGTGCCGATAATTATGTACCACTCTGTCGCAATTGTTACAACACACGATTTTTAAAGGAATTAAAGATTTAACAAAAGTATTTAAAATAATTTAGTGGAAGATATAGATAAGTCAATGCCACCAAAGAAAAAAAGAGGAAGAAAACCAAAAAAAAAGTCTGATGAACCAAAACCACCACCCAAGAAACGCGGTAGAAAGCCAAAGGGTGGAAAAATAATAAAAAAAAATAAAAAGGAATTAAATAATGAAAAGTATACGCCAAATATTATATTACATTTAAAAATTAAAAATGAAGTAGTCGATGAAAATATAACATCTATTCAGTATAATCCTGTTATGGAGGACCCAAAAGCATTTAATTTAAAATCCAATCAAAAATCTAATAATTTAAATTATCACGAATTAAAAACAAATGTTAAAAAGGAAATACAAAAAGAGAGTTTTTATATCGAAACCCAGACCATTTTACAAGAAGATAAAAATAAACCTACTAAAAATAATATGAAGGATATATGGGGTAAATTAAATGAATTAAAAAAAAATTTGAAATTAAATAATATATCGGACAAATCTTCAGCGTGTTTTTGGTGTACATATTCGTTTGACAACCCTCCGGTATTTATACCAAAGAAAATGACAACCAATAAGACAGAAGTATATGGATGTTTCTGTAGTCCAGAATGTGCTTTATCTTATTTAAAAAATGAAAATATAGATACATCAACATTATGGCACAGATATTCTTTATTAAATAATATCTATTGTGAAATATACAATTATGAAAAAAATATTAAACCGGCGCCTTCACCATATTATACATTGGATAAGTATTATGGTAATTTATCTATACAAGAATACAGAAAGTTGTTAAATAATGACAGGCTTATTATGGTAGTGGATAAACCACTCACTAAAATTCTACCAGAGATTTATGAAGAGAATAACGAAGAACCGAATATAATGAATAATTTAATAAATGATAGCGAACCAAAGAAAAATAAATATAAACTAAAGAGTAAAAAGGAAGTGAAAAATAAAATGACTATACTCAAAAATAATTTCAATGTTTTTTAAGAATATCGTGTATTACATAACATTCTTAAATTATTCGTTGTCTTCCTTTGTTTTTTCAGTAATAACTATTTTATTATTTTTTTGTTTTTGTAATTCTAAATCTCTATAAAAGATTTCGCGCTGAAGCATATTCTTATAATTTTTCTTTTCTAAATAAACACCATCTTGTTTATCCTTAAATTTTCTGATTTCTCCTATAATTTTTTGATTGATCGTCACTTGCTTTTCAGATTTTTTTTCTTGAAAGTTCGGATTTAAATATTCTTTAATAACTTTAATAAAATCATTATTCCATTCTTTTAGTTTTTGTGTAGCCATATCTTTGTCATAATTCGTTTGTGTCATTATTATTTTCAGACAAGCTTCAGAAGTATCCATGGTCTGCGACATATAATTTTGATAAATATATAAAAAAAGAATATTAAACGGAAAAGATATTATATAGTATTATGGCAACCGAAAAAATTAATGTAGATGAAATTATTAGCGATATTAATAATGTTTTATCGAAACATTTAGTTTCTATTATAAATAAATGCAATGATGATAAAGATAAATGTGAAAAATATATTTTAAATATACCTATCGTTAAAAATTTAATCGAATGTAATGATAATCTTAAGGAGAGTGTCGGTATTTTAGAGAGAAAAAATAAATTTCTAAATGATAATTTATCTAGTTTATCAAAAAAGTATACCGAATTATTTTTTAGAACACAAAAAGTAAAAATATCTGCGAGTGTTAATGATTTAATTATTGATAAATCAAATGATAAAGCTAATATTGAATTAGTAGTAAATGATAAAACAAGTATAAACAATGAACAAATTGATCAAAAAAAAATAGAAGAAGAAATAGAAAATACAATTAAGGAACAGCGGAAAAAAATAGTAGTGGTTGATTTCAATATTGATAGTGATATAAAAACAGAACCTATTAATCTGTTTGATATGGATGGGAATAGCGATGATGTAAGCAATGGTGATGATGAATGTGATGAGGAAATGAGCCGTAATTTTGCTGAAACAATTTTAATGGCGCAAATGAATGCCGGGACCATGGACGATGGTAGTGAAAGCGAAGATGCCGAAGAAGATGCGGTCGAGGAAGATGCTGATGAAGATGCTGATGAAGATGCGGAGGAAGATGCGGTCGAGGAAGATGCCGAGGATGCTGATGAAGATGCTGGTGAAGATGCTGAAGAAGATGCGGTCGAGGAAGATGCTGATGAAGATGCTGATGAAGATGCCGAGGATGATGATGATGAAGATGCCGAGGAGGAAGAAGTTGAAGAAATCGAATATGATGGGGTAAACTATTATGCCAGTGAAAATAAAGTAGGAAATATTTATGAAATTTTAGAAGATGAAGAAATTGGCGAAGTAGTGGGTAATTATGTGAATGGACAACCTATAATTTTTTAAATTATTTTTATACTAATTATATATATAATTTAATGTTAACATCAAGATTATGCACCCCGGCTTTAATATATCTTATATTTTCTGTAGCACAGGTATTAATAGATACATTTAAAGGAATGTACAATACCGCATTAATTAAAATTCTTTTAACAATTGTTTTTACATTTTTATTAAATTACTTATGTCAAGCAGGTTTAGGAATATTATCTTGGATAATAATTTTCATCCCATTTATTTTAATGTCGGTTATCGTTACCATGCTTTTATTTGTATTTAAATTAGACCCAAAAACAGGTAAAGTAAGACGAGTGGATCCCAAACAAGAAAGAGGAAATAGAGATGTAATATTATATCACGACCACGGTC